CATTTTTGGTTCCTTAATTTTTGTTGTAGAAGTCATATGATTTTTGGTTTTTCTTTGCGCCCTCTAGGGCTTTTTTGTGAACTGAGTTCATGTTGATTTTTTCGCCTTTTGCAGATGAACCGAACATTTGTTTTACGCGACCCCATAATGTGTCTGTGAGTTCGCCTTTCCATGCTTCTTTTTTAAGTACATTGTTTTCTGTAAAGGTTTTGGCGATTTGAGCTTGAGTGAGTGAATTTTGGGATTTTGTTAAATTCCTAGATTCAGTCATGTTTTTGATTTCCTCCGATTGTTTTTGCATTGCTTGCTGTAGATTTTTTATTTCCATAGCGGATGCGAGTGCTGGTGATATTGTGTTTTGTGCTTGTGATGAGGCACCTGATGGAGTTGATGATCCTGCATTTGCTGAAAGAATAGGATTTAAGCCAGCGGCTCGAAGGTCGGCTACTTCTCGTTGATGTGCAGTTGAGGACATTTGGCTTTGATATGCCATTTGTTCGCGCGCATTGTCCTGTGATTGAGCGTTAGCGCGTTCGCCGCCTAGGAATGATAGGCCAGCGCCAAGTGCTGCTGTACCCCATCCTGAGAAGGCTCCGCCGGCTGCTGCTGCACCGGCTCCTTGAGCTGAGACCATTCCGGCGCCAGCGCCTCCAGCGGCAGCGCCTCCGGCGGCAGATCCTCCGAAGAGGGCTCCTCCACCATAGACGGCGGCTGCAATTGCTGCTGCTGCGGTTCCTGCTTCTTTCCAGTCTTTTGAATGATCGAAGTCCGGCAGGATGTCCCTGCCGGTTGTTCCGAGTCTGTCACTAAACCAGCTCATTAGAATTTACCTAATTTGACTGGTACTGAGTACGTTTGCATTGGCCGTGCGTGTTTGTAGCTGAACCAATAGTCGGCGATTAGGTCAGGTCCGTCTGTGACGGCGAGTGCGCGGGCGATTGGTGTATTTTGCACTATAAATGTCGCATTCAGGGAAGGTAACGAAGTAAATTTTTCAGCCATGTGCCAGTAGTCCAGAGGTGTTGAGAATGTTGATCTGAATTCACCTTTGATTTGTGACGGCATGTATCTGTATTCAGCGTAGCGCTCTTGGTACCCGAATACCGCCGCATCCTGCGTTGGATTCGCAGTACCTTGAGCATATATTTCTTTGTTTAGGATTGTTTGTTCACCTAATTCTTGTAGTTTTGGCCAAAAGAAATCATATCTTGTTGATCGAAACCACATCTTGTTAAGACCCTGTTGATATGTGAGGTCCGCTCTTGCGCAAGCCAGACCAATAACATATCCGTGTTCGACAAATGAGTGCGTGAAGCCGATTCCTGATCCTGAGGCTGTGGCGAATGCTCCGAGTTGTCCAAGGGCGTTTGTTCCTGATGTTGGGCTTGTTTGGGCGATTGGGTGGGCGTTGATTTTTGTTTGTCCGCCTCCCAAGTATTCAGCTCTTTGTAAGCGGAAATCGGGACTCGTGACTTGAAAATGTGCTTTAAGAATTTCGACATAGCGTGTTCCTCCTCGTGCATCTAGTTCTAGTAATGATTGAACTTGGAATGCTTGACGTAATTGGTTGATTGTTGCGGCTGTGGATGTTGATAAGTCGGCGACTAAACCCGATTGATTTCCGAAAATTACAGCGTCGTTTCCTAATGTTGCATATGCGTTCGAGTTAGATGCACCTAAACCTGCGCTTACGTTATTGAATAAGCCTTGGTTTGTTGATGTTGATGTTGAGAACGTTGGTCTATTTCCGTTTGAGATTACTGGTGCCGATGTTCCTAATGGTAATGTTACTGCTGCACCTTTTTGTGGCCATGGTAATGCTGATGTGAAGTAATCGTGACGTTTTCCTCGTTTTAATAATGCGTATTCTGATGGTAAATCTGGACCGTTGTCCGTTGATAATAAAACTGAGTTTTGGATGTTTTCGTCACGGAACCAGTCGTTGTAAATTTTTTGATAACAACGGAAAGGTAAGGCGTTGACTGCTAATCCTGGTACTTGAGTGGGTAATCCCATTTTGTCGAAGATTGATCCGACTGCTTCGCCTGTTGTTGCTGTTGTTGTGAGCGTTGGAATGACAAAGTCAATGCTGTCGCCTGGATTGTCTTGTGCTCCGTTGAATTTTTCCCAGTTAGTCCAAACAAGACGATTTGGTACGAAGAAGAAAAAGTAGTCGATGTATAAGTTGTCCATGATTGGAACCTTTTGAGTTGCCAAGCGCTGGAACGTGGATACGTTGAGATTGCAAGTGTCGCCTGGTAAAATTTCGTCGACGAAAATTGGTACGAGATAGTCAAAGTCATATGTGTCTTTCGTAGTGTGAGATCGATCGAATACTGATCGTGCCATAGTGACATTTGGTGTTTGTGCGAATGAATGTTGAGAGTTTCTGTTTGATTTTAGCATGGGTTCCTTAAAGTTTTAATAGTGTTTGTAATTTGTCAAATTTCTGTTTGAGAATTTGAGCGCGAGTTTCGTTTCTTGTTATTTGTTTGGTTTTTCCTTGATTAAGGCGTTCCCAGTTTATGTCCCATTCTTCTTTTGAGATTCGTTCCTCCTCTATGATTAAGCGTTGTAGTAATTGTTCTTTTGTTTTGGTGCGGTAAAGGCGCCAGTGCCCCGGTCGCTCCCGTTTCAGCCATTTTTCGTAATAGCGCGGGACTCCGGACTTAACGCCGTCCGCATTGATTATGTAACCATGATTGAAGACGTCTTCCCAGTGTTTTTCTAGCCATCGTTTTCCGATTGCGTGTTTAGAAGATTTTTTTGATATAGGAGCATAATCGTGCTCCTGATCTTTGCCGTGTACGAGTTTTTTAGCTGCGTAGCGAGCACAGTATCCTGCAGATTCAATTGTGACGGAGCCAATTTTTGTCTGGCCATGTCCCCATAGTGTGTCAAGAGAGCTTGATGTAAAGACTTTATCTCCTCTTTCGGTAGTGAATTGATGTATCTGATCTGTAGGGGACCAGTTAAAGATAATAGCATGCCAATGTTTTCGTTTAGTGTGCTCACCATATTCCCCTGTTACAAAGAATGAGATTTCGAGATGAGGTTCTTTTGACCTTAATCGTTTCATGAAATCCTGGAAGTCTTTGTAGTTTAGTCGGTTGTCGCCGAGATTTTCGTCGCTGTAGGTTAATGTTATGAAGGAGTTGTTTTCGTACATTGATGCTTCGTGAATGCATCTTTGGGCCCATTGCCTTGCGTATTCTAGTCTGCATGATATGCATTTTGAGCATGGGAGTTGAAATGTGGGATATTCTTTGCTATAGTTTTTTGGAGACCAACATAGGGTCTTTCCGTCTGATTTAAAACCGACGGTTTTAGGGCTCGTGCAGCGCATTTGTACGGGCCTTTTTTTATAAGCGGATTCCGCCGCGCATTGAGCGTGGCGATAGATTTATCTTATGAGTTCCTGAGTTCTTCTTGAAGCTTCGTTTTGAATGCTTCTTGCTCATGGGTTTTCGTTTCATTTGTTTTTTTCCTTTTAAGAAATTTAATGATTTTTATGATCATGTCGATGATTTCGGCTAAAGGCAAGTTTTTCATTAGTTGGTTCTCCTTGTTCTGGACTTATCGGATGGTCTAGTCCAGTTCTGAAGGATGCTCAATTTTGAGACATCCTGTCAGTGGGCAGTATTACATCAAGGAGAGCATACTGCCCTGGCCAAAATTATTGCATTTGTGGCTGTTTTTGTTGCACAGCTTTTGTTATGTGCTGTGGCGTGTCTAAGGTGATCATTTTCCCGGTTTCGTCGTCATAAGTACCTAAATGGTACAGATCGAAGTCTTCGGGAAATTTGTTTAATTGAGATTTCTCGTCGTTGACAAGTTGGTGGAAATCTCTTTCGGCTTCGCCGTGAGTTTTTTTGAAGAAAGGCTGTGTGAAGTATTCAGCTTTCTGGTCTCTGATTGAGTAGATCTTGTGTGTCATGTGTTTTTCCTTTGTTTGAGTTAGGCGCGATTGCCTAAGTCGTTTCCTAGTATGTGAACTAGGCGTTAGAAGTAAAGTGTTTTTTTTTATTTTGTATTTTTTCCCAGAGGGAGAGGCAGAGATGGCACCACAAGGGTACCCGCTCTGCCTGTTATTCGTGCTAGAGCACGTTTTTGCGAGGGAAGTTTATGAGGGAGGGACTGTTTGAGTTTGCGGTGATGTATTTTGATTTTGGGATTGTATTTTTGATATTGCGGTATTTGAGAGTAGTCCCAGTGTAAGTGCTTCCTCGTGATTTGCATCGTCTTCGATGAAGGCGATGAGTTGATTTGGATCGTTCTCGAAACGAGAACGTATTTTTGAAGGTAGTGCATCGAAAGCATGTTGAGCTTCGAAGACTGTGTGGAGTGCGGCTTGATAATCTTGAACGTTAGATACGTCTAAGAATTGGCCGACTTTTTTAGATAGGGGGAGTTCCCCTGTTTGAGTATAATGCTTAATGATATTGTTAATATCGCATTGTTCTTTGAATTGTTGTTGGGTGAGTGTTGGTTCGTCGTTGATTGATTCTATTGCTATTGTTCCATTTTTACGAACGGTGATTTTTTGATTTGGTTTTTTTCTGATTTCCATTTTTGGTTCCTTAATTTTTGTTGTAGAAGTCATATGATTTTTGGTTTTTCTTTGCGCCCTCTAGGGCTTTTTTGTGAACTGAGTTCATGTTGATTTTTTCGCCTTTTGCAGATGAACC